TGTCATGGTTCCAACCTATGATATTGGCGCTAGCATTGATTACCTCTTAAAGTATGCTCGTGATGCTCGTTGGGATGTTGTTGGTCGTGCTATGGAAGTTATGGAAGCCCAATTCGTCAAAAAGATGAACGATGATGGCTGGCATACACTTCTTGCTGCTGGTACAGATCGCAATATCGTTGTATTCGATAGCGATGCTGATAGTGGTCAATTTACCAAGAGACTAGTATCTCTCATGAAAACAGTAATGAGAAGAAATGGTGGTGGTAATAGTGCTAGTAATAACCGTGGCTTATTAACTGATCTTTATGTTTCTCCAGAAGCTATGGAAGATATCCGCAACTGGGGAGTTGATCAAGTTGATGAAGTTACTCGTCGTGAAATTTATGTTGCTGCTGATGGTACGCTTAACCGTATATTCGGCGTCAATCTTCATGATCGTGATGAACTAGGAGAAGGTCAAGAATATCAACTATTCTATGATAATGTTCTATCTGGTACATTACCAACAGACGATGTTGAACTAGTAGTTGGTTTAGATCTTCGTAAGAGAGATAGTTTTATAATGCCAGTTCGTCAAGAAGTTCAGATCTTCGAAGACGATACTCTTCATCGTCAGAAGAGAGCTGGTTTCTATGGTTGGGCAGAACAGGGTTTTGCTGTTCTCGATAATCGTAGAGTACTACTTGGCTCACTATAATAATTAGATATAATTTATCAATTATCATAAGAAGAATGGCTGGCCTAGTGCCAGCCTTTCTTTTTTTATAAAAGGTGTATATCTATATACCTAAATCACAATATCTAGCCAAGAGGATATTATGTCTGCTACTAAACACGATTTTCCAATTGAGCAAGGTAGTTCCTTTAGATTACAATTAATATATAAAGACCAAGATAATAATCCTATAGATTTAACTGATTATTGCGCCAGACTAACATGGACTACTAATAGTGGCGAAACTTCTATTTTTACCACAGAAAATATGGATTTGTCATTATATAGTTTTACTATAGATGCACCAAATGGTACATTAATTTTAATGTTACCAGCATCCAAAACAAACATATTAAATTTCGATATTGCTCAATATGATTTAGAAATTCAATCTGATGTTGATTTATATACTGGTGGAGGAAAAGAAGTAATAAGATTGCTATATGGAACCATTACGCTAATTAAAAGATATAGTCAAACAAATACACTATTACAATGTTAATATAAAGGTAATATTATGGCATGGCAAAATGAAATAGTAACAATTATTAGAGTACTTATTAATGATTTAAGTTCTACTCCACAATATAGCGATGCTAGACTACAGCAGTTAGCAGTAGTAGCCGCTCAATATGTACAGTTTGATGTAAATTTAGACAATAAGTATGTAATTAATATAGCCTATCCGAGTATTACGCCAGATCCTAGCTTAGATCCTAAAGATGATATTTTTATAAGTTTAGTATCATTAAAAGCTTCGTGCTTAGTAGACCAAAGTACATTTAGAACTAAAACGGCTTTAGAGGGTATTAGAGCGGCATTAGGACCAGCTAGTTTAAGCGTTGGTGGTAATTTAGCTGGATATAAAACCTTATTAGCAGAAGGTCCATGTGCAATGTATGAGCAATTAACATTGCGTTGGGATGTATCAAACGCTAGTGCTGTTAGAGCTATATTTAGTCCGTTTATTGGTAATAATTTCGATCCTCAAAATCTTAATAATCCTAACCATGATTATAGTAGACATGAAGATAATCAATATTATTAAAGAGAATTATAATGACTACCTATGATACTAATATATCGATTAATGCTACTACTAATAATATAGAAATTATACAACATACTAATGATATCATAATTAGTCAGAGTAATCAGGGAATTATTCCACATAATCACGAACTATCTGATATTACTAATATTGATGATTTAATTATTACATATCCACAACTATCTAATAATAATAGCGTTCAACTTAATGTTTCTAAAAGAATAGCATCAGCATGGATTAATTTTAATGCTGTTGGTATAGTTAATATAAGAGATAGTTTTAATATAAGTAGTATTATTGATCAAGGTGTTGGTCACTATACTGTTAATTTTACTTATCCATTTATTAATACTAATTATACTTTTACAGCATGGGCTAGGGATTTTAATACTGACGTATATATTATTAATACATTAGGAGCAAAGTCTAACTCTGTTAAAACTACTAGTAGTGTAGAAATTATATTTAATGATATATTAAATGGATTAAATTATGATAGCTCAGAATGTAATCTGGTATTTTTTGGAGTTTTAAATGTATAGAATAATATATCCAAATAACAATAGTTCTATAAATATTATAATTCCAGTAGATGATCAAAATTTGGATCATGTCACACAACTAGCCTATAATCAAGTGCCAAAAGATATAGTATTTAAAATTATAACTATTAATGATCTTCCAGAAGATAGAGTTTTTAGAAATGCTTGGACATATGATTTTACCAATTATGACGGAATAGGAAATGGTGGTGATATATGATCACAATTAATATGGATATAGCTAAGCAGATATGGACAAATAAAATTAGAATTAATAGAAAAACGATATTTGAAAAATTAGATATTTTATATTTACGAGCTATCGAAAATAATAATACTGTAGAACAACACAATATAGCTATTCTTAAACAAAAATTAAGAGATGCTCCATCTGATCCTAGAATTGAAACTGCTATAAGTCCATCAGAATTATTAATTATTAATCCATTATTAGAAATCAATATATGAGTAATTTTACAGGTATTATCACTCCTCAATTTAAACAAATATTTAAAGATGCTATATTAGCTCTATTAGAAGATACCGCATTAACTGTACCATGCAAACTATATTTTGATAATACAAAATTAAGCGACTGTCCAAACTGTGTTTATGATCCCATTAATCAAAGATCTAGTAATCAATATCAAACGGGTGGACCAATACCATTTGTTAATGGTCAAGTTTGTCCATACTGTATAGGTGCTGGCAGCCTAACATTCTCATCTGAAGAAACTGTATATTTAGGTATTATTAAACCTGTATTTTTTGGTATGGATCAACTAGAATTAAATAATGTAAACTTTGTGGATGGTATGATACAGTCTCTGTCATCAATAGAGATTTATGCTAAACTTAAAAATGCCTCATATATCATTGTTGATACCAATATTACAAATTTAACTAATACTAAATTTATTAGACACAGAGATCCAATACCTGTTGGTTTTGGAGATAATTCTTTTATTATTACCACTTGGCAAAATGTGCAATAATGGTAAATTTATCAGGATTTTTAAAATTAGAAGAAACTGAAAGTCAAATAAATAAAAAAATATTAGAAGCATTACTTCCAGAGGTTGATAAATATCTCAATAAATTATTTAATAAAGTGTCTGTACAAATTAAGGATACTATTATTGAAGCAATTAAAAAAGCACCAGAATATTCATCATTATTATATGGTCAATTAAAAGCTGAGTTTGGTTTACCAGATAGTGATACTAGAGTTAATTCAATTATTAATTTTTGGCAAGACATATCAGTAGAATATAAAAATACTAAAATTAGCAGAAATGCATTAAGTGGAGGTTTTAAAATCAGTATGATTAAGAGAGACTTTAGTGATGTTCTAGGATCCTCTGATGCTACATTTATTACTGAAAAAGGAGATGCTCTTAATTGGTTAGAATGGTTATTATTATTTGGTAATAAAACTATTATTAAAGAATATAATATTGAACTAGGCCCTAACCCTAGATCAAGAACAGGTATGGCTATTATGAAAGGTGCTGTAGCTGGAAAGTGGTCGGTACCCAGTACTTATTCTGGAACAATAAATAACAATTGGATTACCAGATCTATCGATTCTGTTGATTCTACTATAAATAGCATATTATCTAAAGCATTAAAGGACACATGATATGGCGTTTACATATGGTAATGAAAAATTTAGCGGCGTTTCTAGTATAGGCGAGAAGCTAATACTTGCTCAAATAGAAAATAATATTAAGTCTTTTCTTGAGTGGGGATTTTTAAATATCGGTGGCTTTATTAATGTGCAAAGAAATCAAACAAATATATATAATAATCCATTATCGAAATTAAAACCCACAGAAGATCCTAATTATCAAAACGGACAAGTATGGCAAACTATTAGAAAAGATTGGGTTTGGGAAAATGATATAACATACACAAGATGTATTACTCCAGTTGGAGAAACTACTAGTGATCCATGTCCGTCACCATATGTGCAAACCTCATCGCCAGTATTAATTAATGGTATATATGTTAATAACGTATTTTATCCATTAAATACAATAGGTCAATATGCTTATAAGATAGATTATATTAATAGTAGAGTTATATTCAATAATCCAATTAATTTAAATTCTATAGTAGAAATGGAATATTCATATAGATGGGTTCAGGTATATAGTTATGATAATGCTAAATGGTGGCAACAACTACAATACAAAACAGATGATAATCTAGCTCATTTTAATCAATTAAATAAAGGAGATTTTAGTATACTAAGTAATAATCGTGTACAATTACCAGCAATTATCATAGAATCTATTGCTAGAGGATTATCTAAACCATTTCAATTAGGAGATAAATCTCTTGTGATGAAACAAGAAATTATGTTACATATTGTTGCTGAAAATATGGCTGATAGAAATAATTTAATAGATATTCTTCGATTACAACAAGATAAATTTATTAGAATGTATGATACCAATCTAGTAATATTAGATGGAGTTCAGCCATTTAATATTGATGGTACTTTAAATCCGGATAGAATAAATTATGGAGATTTAATTTTTGATAATGATTATATATGGTTAAATGCTAGATTGACCGATATTTTTGCTTCTGAGGTTCAATCTTTTAGTCCATTTTTGTCAGAAGCAAACGTAAAACTAACCGTTGAGATAATTTCTGAAATTAATAATTAATTGGTGTATTATTACCTAGCAACACACTTTATAATGGAGAATTCCAAATGCCAAACAAAAGAATTTTTTATGCTAGTCATGCCGTATCAATAGATGGCACTGTTGTCGTAGGTGCGCAAAGTGTTGGACTAAATACTAATTTCAATCTAGAACAAGTATTCCAATTAGGTAGATTAGCAATTTATGATAATATAGCTACGGATCCTGATGTGGAAATTACAATTAGTAAGGCTTTGGATGGATATCCAACTATCTGGGAGTTAGCTACGCTTGGTGGTTCATTAGTAGAAAATGCTAATGATCAAAGCACTATAGTTTTAGCTGTTGATGATGAAACTCAAGATTTTGTCGCAGCCCCTCATACAGCAGCTATTACGATGACTGGTTGTTATGTTAGTTCGTTAAATTATACATTTCCTGTTGATGGTAATTTAACAGAAGAAATTGTTTTTGTTGGAAGTCACAAGGCTGTTGGAGGTACGGTTATAACTCCACCAGCTAATCCAAATGAAAGAGTATTACGTAGACAAAATGTAAAAATTGGCGATAGTACATTACCCAGCATGGTAACCGGTAGAAGACTAAGTCAAATTAGCATTAGTGCTGATCTTGGTAGAGAAAAAATGTTTGCTCTAGGTCAATTGGCTCCATTTCATCGTTTTGTTAATTTCCCTCTTGAAATTACAGTATCTTTTGACGTTATTTCAGATGGTGAAAATCAAAATGTTCTTGCTGGTCCATCATTTGATGAAACCACAGTGGAATGTAGCGGTATTAATATTGTTAAAGAACCTATAGTAATTAAATTGTGCGATAGTGATGGAATCATTGCTTACACTTTTGATTTAGGCAGCGGTTGTTCATTACAGAGTGTAAGTTATAGTGGTGGTGATACTGGTGGTGGTAATGTTACTGAAACATATACTTATATTACCTATAATGAATTGACTATCACTGGCTAATTGATTATTTTTAATAAGGATGCGGTGTGGAACTTGATATTGAAGATACTCTATATAGAATTATTAATGGATATTTTTATATAGAAGTTAACAATACTAACTATAAAATAGTGATGCCTGGTATTGAACAAAAATACCAGGCTCATTGTTTTTATAAGGATATCCTATCTAATAATAAATATAGTGATCATTGGCTATCTGATGAAACTATTAAAAAACTATTAACCAAATATGACATTTGGAATGATAATAAAGAACAAGACTTTAAAAAAATACTAGAAGCTTTAGATAAGTCTAAAATAGAGTATTATCTTAATTTTAATACAGTCTCTAAAAAAGATCAAATTAAATCAATGATTAATAATCTTAATAATAGTATAAATAAAGCTTATGTAGAAAAACATCACTTTGATCATCTAACACTTGAGTATTATGCTCAAAATATGAAAAATCAATATCTGATTTATACTATGGTGTATAAAGATAATGCAAGAGTTTTTAACGATACTTTTGAATCTATAGATTCAAATTATTTACATGAAATTATTGCAGAAATTCACAATAATACGTTAGGAAATGAGGATATTAAGGCAGTAGCTAGGCACGATTTGTGGAAGTCATATTGGACATCTAATAAAGATAATGTTTTTGGTACTAATATTAGAAATTTAACGGACGAACAACGATCTTTAATTAATTTTTCCAGGACTCTGGATGCTATTAGAGAACATCTCGAAGCTCCAACAGAAGAAATAATTAATGATAACGATGCTTTAGATGGTTGGTTATTATATCAAAATGATAAATCTATTAAAGAGAAAAAACAAAAAATAATTACAGAAAAATATGGATTAGATAAAAAAGATGTTGGAGAAGTTTTCGTTATGACTAATAATAAGGAAGAGATGAAAGAAATATATAGTTTAAATGATAATCAAACTAATAAAGATATTAAAAATATGCAAAAATTAGCTCTAAACAATATTGATAAATCAATTCCATGGTCAGAGGTGCCTCATGTGAAAAGAGAATTACAACAACAAGCAATGACAATGCAAAAAGATAGACTGAAAGGATAATTATGAACGATCAAAATAAAATTATACAAAATACTGAAAAAAGATTCAAAACTTTAATGATAGGTAGTATTTCTAGATTTGAACAAGCGTTTGGATATTTATGGAATCATGGACACGAACCCACCAACGAAAAAGAAGAATTCTTTAGAGACAAATGGGAGGATTTGAGATATGAATTGTTGAATCATGGTAATCATCAAATAAGATTAGCTATAAACGAATTAGATGATTTTATTAATCATGATTCAAAATATAAATATAATTATAATTTTCTATTAAAACCTAAGAATGGAGATCGCAATGTTTGATAACAATTTTACTGTAAATATTGATGGTTCAGATACTGTTTTTGAAATTAAGGCCACTAGTGTTAATGAGCAAAGAGAAGCTCAAAAAATATATAATCAAGCATTCTCTGATGCTGTTAAATCTGGTTCTATAGTTAGAGCAAGACTCGACGATTTGCTTAAAGAGCAAGGTTTATGGGATGATAAAAAAGAGTTGCAATTTGTCACTATACAAAAACAAATAGCTAATAATGATAAATTATTATCTAAGGGTGGTATATCTCTTAAAAAGGCTAAAAGTTTAGCATTGGAAATTAAAAGATTAAGAGAAGAACTACGAGAATTAATCTCGGTTAAAACTGGTTTAGACACACATACCGCTGAAGGTCAAGCTGATAATGCACGGTTCAATTATCTTGTTTCGGCCTGTGTGGTGTATAAAGATACTAAGAAACCATATTTTAAAGGATATGATGACTACATTAATAAGTCAACCGATCCTGTTGCCTTATTAGGTGCTCAAAAATTAGCCTCATTAATGTATGGATTGGATAGTGATTTTGAGAAAAAATTACCAGAAAATAAGTTTTTAATTAAATATAAATTTGTTAATGAAAACTTAGAATTGGTTGACGAAAAAGGTAGATTGGTAGATGAAGAGGGTAGATTATTAGATAAAAATGGAAGATTTATTAATGAAGATGGTAAATTTGTTGATAAAGATGGTAATTTAGTGGATGATAGTGGAGAATATATTGTTGATTTTCAGCCATTTTTAGATGATGAAGGTAAACCAGTACTGGTGGATAATAATAATGATTCAAATCCAACATCAGAATCAACAAAAGACTAAAAATAAATTATATCATATATTTCATAACTTATATCCCCATAGATTATTTCTATTGGGGATATTTGTTTTATTTGGAGTTAAATAATGGCAGCAGCATTTAATCTAACAGCTCAAATTAATTTAAGAGGCCCAGCCAATATTAAACCTATTGTATCTAAAATACAAAAGGATATTAATAATGCTAAAATTAAACTAAATCTAGATGTTAATCAAAATGCAGCTAAAAGCATAACATCAATTACTACTCGACTAAACAATCTGTCTAAAGCTGCAATTAGCGCTAATACAAATATTAGTAATTTAAATATATCACTTGGCGCAATGGTCGCGTCACTTAATAATATTAATTCAGCAGCAACAGCTAATGTGAATAGTATGGCTCAAACTAGTAGAGCAGTATCGTCTGCTGGTAAATCTATTTCTCAAACTCGTACTCAAATAGAAGAATTTGGCAAACAGGCTGGTCTTGCGGTTAAAAGATTTGTTGCTTTTAGTGCTGTTACGGCTCCAATTTATGCTCTTTCAAATGCTATTACTAGTGCGTTTAAAGAATTTGTAAATTTTAATAAAGAAATGGTAAGATTATCACAAGTTACAGGACAGTCTATTTCTGATTTATCGTCATTTTCAAAAGAAATTACAAGATTATCAACAGGTTTAGGCGTAGCATCATCAGATTTGTTAACGGTAGCAACTACATTAGCACAAGCTGGTTTAAGTGCTGAGGATACCAAAATAGCTCTCGAAGCACTAGCTAAATCAGCATTAGCTCCATCATTTGAAAGTTTAACAGCCACAACAGAAGGTGCTATTGCAGCATTAAGACAGTTCGGTTTACAAGCTACAGACCTAGATGGAGCATTAGGTAGTATAAATGCTGTTGCAGCAGCATTTGCTGTCGAAGCTGGAGATATTATTACTGCTATTCAAAGAACTGGTGGTGTGTTTGCTAGTGCTAGTAGAGGAGTTAGCGAAGGTAGTGACGCATTGAATGAGTTTATTGCTATTTTTACTAGTGTTAGAGCTACGACTCGTGAAAGTGCTGAAACAATTGCTACTGGTTTAAGAACAATTTTTACAAGAATTCAAAGAACTAAAACAATTGAACAACTTAGAGAATTTGGTATTGAATTACAAGACTTGGAAGGTAAATTCGTTGGACCTTTTGAGGCTACGAAAAGACTTAGTGAAGGACTCAGTAGAATTGATCCACGAACAGCAGAATTCGCTACAATTTCTGAAGAACTTGGTGGATTTAGACAAATCGGTAAAGTGATTCCTCTTATTCAACAATTTGCCACAGCACAACAAGCATTAAGTGTAGCACAAAAGGGACAAGGTTCTTTAGCTAAAGATGCTGCTATAGCTCAACAGTCACTAGCTATTCAATTTGAAAAAACTCGTCAAAATTTTCTAGCATTAGTTAGAGAGATTGGCGATAGTACAAGCTTTAAAGCATTCGTTGGTGTCTCTTTAACACTAGCTAATGCTTTTATTAATTTAAGTAGAGCATTAAAACCTTTATTACCATTATTATTAACATTTGCTAGTATTAAGGCTGGCGGAGCTGTTAGAGAGCTTGGTGGTGGTTTTGCTGGCGTATTTGGATTTGGTGGTGGTAATAAAGGAGGTGGAGGAGGCGCTGGTACTCCACCAACTGGTGGCCCGTCTGGTAGAGGGGGTGGAGGAGCAGCAACAGCAGCTATTGTAGGTAATACAAATATATTAAATACAGTATCACAAGCATTAATGTCTTTAAATACGTCTATACTAGCGCTTAATCAGAATATAGTCAATACTAATAGCTTATTATTAAATAGACCGGTCAGAGGTTTTGCTACTGGTGGTTTAGTTCCTGGTAGTGGTAATAGTGATACATTTAGAGCAAATTTAACTCCTGGTGAATTTGTTATTCGTAAAAGCGCAGTGCAAGCTATTGGTGTTGAAAATTTAGCTAAAATGAATAGTGGTGGAGAAGTTCAAAGATTTATGGCTGGATCTCCTGGTGGAGTGAGAGTACCAAGTGGAAAAGGAAGAGGTAAAAAGGTTAAAAGAGGAGCCAGAGCGAGATTCGATTTACCACAGCCAGGAGATAAAGATTATTTAGAATGGGTAAGACAAATATATGCAGAATATGACGCAGACCCATCATTGCCAAAAATAAGGGTTAATGGTATTCCTACGCCACCAGAAATAGCATATGCTGACGCACTAATAACTAAAGAAGTTTTTGAAAGAGGCGGCTCCGGTATGATGCTGGGCTATGACGCTAAAGGTAATGAAGTTATTGGTAAATTTGGCACACCTAAAGCTAAAAAATCTGGAAAACTTAAAAAAACAACATTAGGACTTTTAATTAGTGCTGCTGGTATGAAAAGAGGAGACAGGGCACCAGCCGGTGAGATGAAAAAAATATTGGGTGGTTATGAAAAAGATCCAGAATATCTTAAAGCTATTGGCAAGAGTGGAGGTACTGATAGCACATCATTATTAAATATATTAAAGGCACCACTATCTGCATTTAGACAAAGTGGTGGACAAACTAGTTTAGCTGGAGCTTTTCCTGGAAAATCAATAGCAAATATTAGAGCAGCAATACCACAATATATAGCTTTATTAGGCAGTAATGAGCCGCAGAAAGTTGCAAAAGCAAAAACAGCACAACAGTATTTTGATAGTTTTGTTGGTGGGGGTACAGCAGCCAAACCAGGACATGCTACTCATTTTGTTGAAACAATTAATCAGATCCTAAAGACAGGTTTAGTAAAAGAATTTGCTAGTGGTGGTTTAGTTCAAAGATTTAAGAAAGGCTCCACAGGTAAAGGAGTACCTGTACCACCAAAAGATACAGATACAGATATACTCAGGAGTATATTTGGAAATGATATGGTGGACAAGAATGGCGATATAATTGCTCCTAATCCTATGGTTATTAAACAAGGTCCTAATAAGGGTGAATCTAGACCAAGAACAGTAACAGCAAATGATATTAGAAAAAATAGTAAAAATTTATTAAATAGTGGTTTAGATATAACAAAAATAAAACAAGCGCAAGATGCGCTAGCCAAAAAAAGCATAGCGGTATCAGAAGCTAAACAAGCATTGCAAGCTCAAGCATTATTAGGTAAACAGCAAGCTGTTACTGAAGATATTACTAGAGGTCAACAAGGCTTGGCTAATAAAATTATGACATTTGGTTTAGTCGGATTAAGATATGGTTCTGGAGCTAAGGGGGCATCGTCTTTAGATACTTTTAGTATTGAGGTTCCGCCCGCATTTTCATCAAAAGATTATCAAAATATTAGAGGAATAAATGTTGGCACAGCAGATAAGCCCCAACAACAATTTATTAAAATTATAACTAGTACTATTAGTAGTCAATTGGGCGAGGATTATGCTAGACAATTACAAAAGATGCTATATGCGGGATTTGAATCTTCTGTAGTGGATATAGCTAAAAGTTTGTCTTCTAAGTCTGGTCTTGGTGCTTCTGTTAGTGATAATGCTAGTCTTATTCAAAACTCTATTGAAAATGCTGGTTTTTATAATGTTGTTGGCGCGGGTTTAGAGTCTGCTTTAAATCTACTTGGCACTCCATTTACAGCAAAGGATGAGGATACAAAATCTATTGATTTTCCAACAGGATTAAAATCTGCCTCCAAAATATTTGGATCTGCTTTTACAAATATACCAACAGATGTGACTAGAACTATTGGCCCAGGAGGCAAAGATGCTACTAAATTTATAGCTCAAATTGAGAGATATTTTAAAACTCCTATGGGTCAGGCAAATTTAGCATTAAGTAGATTTGCTATGGGTGGTTCTGTTTCTGAAGAAGATACTGTGCCAGCGTTATTAACTCCTGGTGAATTTGTATTTAATAAAAAAGCAGCAAAAAGAATTGGTTATGGTAATTTAAATAGACTAAATAAAGCTGATAAAGTACAAGGATTTAATAAAGGTGGAGTTGTTGGACCACAAAAATTTGCTGCTGGTGGCATAGTTGATAACATTGGTGGTGGTGCCGGAGCTATTGCCGCAATTACTGCTGTCATTTTACCAGAAATGGAAAAATTAGCAGCTAGTTTTCAAAAACTTGGTGGAGAAAGTAGTTCATTAGCTGCTGGTTTATCTGGAGCCGCTAAAGAAGCTAGTAGCTTAGTATTAAGTGCTGGCATAGCGTTAAAAACTCTTGGCGCAGACAAAAGGACAACGGGCTTTACTCAAGTTGGCGTTGGTATAGCGGGTGGTTTCTCAGGTTTTATAACAGAAAAATCAGCAAAAGATTTAGAAAAAGCATTATTGAAAACATCCGATAATTTTGGTAAATTTGATAAAACTTTACAAGATTTGACACAAGCACCAACAGAAGAACTAAGAATTCAAGCAGCGGCTGATTTAGAAAAAACATTCACTAAATTGCATTCTGCTGTGACCAATTCAGTATCTAGCATAGATAGTCTAGAAAGAGCCAAAGCGGTTGGTGAAAGTATTAATAATTTATCTTTGTCAGTTATTACTGGTATCGCAGCAATGAGTGCTTTAAAAACAGCTACTGAGGGAATGACATTTGCTGCACAGCGTCAAATTGTAATGGCCAATAGAGCTGCCGCAGCAGGAGCGGTTGGACCAGCTATTGGTATTGGTACAAAATTTTTAGCTACATTTGGTAAATTTATACCATATATAGGTTTAGCAATTACTGCATTTAGTGTTGTGAGTGAAGTGGTTGGATACTTTACTAATACATTAAAAAAGAGTGGTGAACAACTTAATAAACTATATAATGCATTAGATGAAACTACAAAAAATTCTAATGCATATAATTTAGCCAATCAAAATTTCTTAAAAAATATTTTACCCGAATTTAGAACTCTTAGAGGTACTACTGATCCACAACAAATTAGAGAAAGATTAGGTTCACTAAGAACAGATACCGGCGATCTAAATGAATTGAACTTAACTTTTAAAACACTATTAAGAACTAAATTTGCAGAACAAGGAATAAAATTTTCTGAAGAAAAAAACTTATCTGATTTTAAAGCCTATGTATTACAAAGTGCTAATGGATTAAATATTTTTAATGAAGTGATTGATAGCTCTATCAAAGAATTTGAAAAAGAACAGTTTATTAGAGCTAAATTAGCGTCTGATCCAGATATAAATAGAGATACGGCCGTAGCAGAGTTTAATAGATTAGTAGCTGCTGGTCAAGTTGGTAGAATTGAAATCGAAAGAACTTACAAACAATTTGTTGGAACAAAAGTCTTAGAAATTTTATCATTAAAAGATTTGACAGATGCTAATAATAGAGTTAAAACTAGTTTAGTTAATTTAGATAATATTTTAGTATCATTAAGTTCTAAGATTTCAGTTTCAATAAATAAAGCAATTAATAGTTTTGATGATTTAGACTTAAAAATATCAACATTAAGGGGAGAACCAGAACAAATTGGTGGTAGCTTCTTAAGAAGAGATATATCAGTACTAGAAAATATTGGTGGTGCAACTAAAGAGCAAGTAGATAGTGTTACCGATGTGGTTAAAGGATTAATTCGATTACCAGGACAGAAGAATTCTGATGCTGTAAAAAGATTTGGAGAAATTAGCACCCAAGTACAGGCTGTAAGAGTTTTTCAACAGGATTTACCAGTAATATTAAGAGAGATTCAAGTATCATCACAATCTGGTGGTGGCACGGGTCTAGAAAAAATAGCAGAACAATTGGATACTAGATTGGGTGAACAATTAAGAACAATAGCTGGTCCTGGTAATGAATCAGCTGCAAAAACCATTATAACCGAAGCTTCTGCTCAAATTTTAAAATCGATTAAGGGTGAAGGTGAGGCTATTACTAATTTTGATGACCTAGCTAGAAATGCTCCCGCATTAGCAGCGGCTCTTAAAAATGGAGAAGCATCAATTAATACTTTTAAATCAGTATTAGAAGCTTCCGCAAAACTTCAAGATAAATTAGGAGAACAACAAAAACGATTAATAGATCTAAATAATGAATTAAATCAGAGTATTACACAAAGAACTCAAACAGAATTACAAAATGCTATAGAATTAAAACGACTATTTGGAGAGAATATATCTCTAGATGAATTAAATAATGTTTTTGAAAGCGGTATAAAACAATTAACTAATGTGGGAGGTACAATTAGATCTGGTGGCACAACAGATGTTGATGCCATATCCGCTCAACTCAAGAAATCTAAAGAATATATACAAACTCTAGACGAACAAATAGCGCTCACTAGAAATGATCAAGAAATTACCAAAGATTTAACAGATGAAAGGACAACAGAAGCTATAATTGTTCATCGGTTATCTCAAGCATTAAAAACACTAGCCACCAGTACTGATACAACAAAAAATGCTTTTGATAAAATTGCTGAATCTCAAAATAAGTTTAAAAGTCAAAGAGATATTTTCTTTGATTTTGTGAGAAATTCTAGAAATCCAGAAGCCGCACTAGAACAGCGTAGAATTATGGATTCTATTAGAGCCGCAACAGCACCGGGCGGCCCAAGATTTAGAGATATAGAACAAGCTCTCTTATTTCAAGAAAAAGGCGCCGCTATACTCAAAGGATTTAGACCAGAAGCTAATGTGGAGGCTTTATTAGACGCTACAGCTAGGTCAATCACTGGACAAACTCCAGCATTTAATCTTTTTGATAGAATATCTAAAGCATATTTAGAATTATTTTTTACTCAGCGTGGTAGAGTTCCAAGATTAGAACAAAAACTTAAAGAATCTCAACAAACTCAAAAACAAGCCGCACAGGCCGATGAAGGAAATATAACTGAAAAAATCGGCGTTGTGACTAATACTACATCAGATATTTTCAATTCATTTAATATTGATTTAGCTAGTATTCTACCGGGAATTATTATGAATCTCAAAACTTTATCTGATCAACAACGGCAGACAACTACAACAACACGACCAGAATTTCTAGCTCCACCAGGATCAAAAGATACTTTGACAAATCTATTAACATCAATTGCAGATATCGCTAGAGTACCATCAGGAAGAGTAAATATTGGTTTTGGTATGGGATTTGCGACAAGTACGACACCATTGTTAAATACAGAAGAAATTAATCAGCTTACTAAAGAATTTGGTTTGGATCCACTCAAAGGTTTACAACAAATTAATGATTTATTATCTAAAAAAATTAGTGCAGTCAGAGGTCCAGAATTAGAAAAAGCTTTAATATCATTACAAAATTTTCAAAAAACAATTAATGATTTATATTTACAAAATCAAGAAATTGGTGGAACATCCGCTACCAGTAGATCTAGGTTCTTTAATCAACCTAAACAACAAGCACCAATACAAAATAGAGCACCACTAAATGATGGAGCATCTATTCAAAGATTTGAAAATAGTGCAAATAATCTATCAAAATCTCTCAGTGATGCTCCATTACAAAATTTATCTGATAGTTTAGGCTCTTTTAATACCACAGCTACACAGTTAGTATCAGCACTAAAAGATTTTACTAGCAAATTCCAAGATGGAATGAAGGGCGAAATATCTTATACTGGAGATATTGGTCTAAACTTCAATGAGCCATTAGCTGTAAATATACCAAATGCTACTGCTAATAGAAATAATTTAATTAGTGATTTAGATAAAAAATTAATTCCAACTATTAGAAGTGTAGTACGTAGCGAAATAGAGAAAGCATAAAAAGGACAATAATTATGACAAATTTTTCAACATTAAATGTTAATTCTAATTGTGATGTTTCAACAATTTTTGCTGGGGGTGGACCACCAGATGCTGGTGCTAAAGTTGTTGTTGGAGGTAAGCAGCTTATTCCATCGCCATTTGTTAATTTAACATTGGAAAAATATAAAGTGGGCGACTATACCATAGGAGGCGTATTAAAATTAACTCTCAACGGAGTTGTAACTGGTAGTAGTTTTAATGAAGTTGTAAGTACAGGTGCTGGCGGAGCAACAGGATTAAAAGATATTTTAGAAATTGGACAAAAGAAGGGATGTGTTGATGTTTTAATAGAATGTACTAATAAGCTTATTGATGGATATGGTCGAGTAGTTAATGTTTCTATGAATGAGGGTAATATGCCTACTTGGGTAAATATGGCCCCATATACTATTGAGATTGAATTATATGATAATGATATTTCATTGCCAGATAGAGCGCCAGTTTTACCAGATGAGATATCCACCAATAATGCATTAAATAATTTAATGCTTAAAAATATTAGTGAAAATTTATCATTAAATATTAATGATGAGTCATTTAATTGGGCTACTCCGCCAACAAGCATATCTATGGGTCAAGATAGTTTAAGCGGATGGGGGAATAGACATATAGCAGTAAATTTTAATATTAATGCTATTGGAGTAGCTGGTTGTGGAAGCGGATCAAATTCTGCAAAAAAATATGGAATGTCTGCTGTTGAACAGTATATGATTAATAGAATTCAAGATTTAAGAAATATGAATCTTAGTGTTTTTGATGATTCTCCGTCAGCAGAAATTGAAACGGCATTACAAGGTTATTCTAATGGTACTTCTTATTTGGACTTTAGAAATATAGATATAAATCCAATTGAAAATTCAATAACATTAAATGGACAAATAATATATCGTCCTAGTGGTTGTAATTATAATAATGTATTTACCACTATGAATATTGAACAAAATATTGATCCTGAAGGTACTACATTTACTATCAATGGTAATATACAAGGATTGATTGATGTGCAATATGATGAGTTAATTAAGCTATCTCCAAATAAATTTACATCATGTAATTTGAACGAAAAAATTACTAATGCTGAAACTTTCTTATCTAAATTTGCTAAATTAGATAATTTAATTAGTTTAGCTAGTCATTATTATAAAGATGGTCTTATTGATGAAAATCAAAAAGGATATTTAGAAGATAATTGTCCTTCAAGCGCTGGCGCTGGTGGTGATCCGTGTTCATCAGCATCACCATCGCCATCTCCAACTACACTCGAATTATGTGATCTTAGATTATCTAGTTCACAAATTAATAGAAATTTACCAGAAGGTATAATTAATTTTACATTTGTATTATCTAATAAAGCAAATTGTAATATACTAGGAGCTAAAAAAGTAGATGTTGAAGTTACTCATGATATTCCGCACGATAATATCGTAGAAATTTTAATTCCTGGTAGAGGAGATAAGGGAGTAATAACTCAAAATTTATGTTGTAAATCAGTTGAAAAATATGATGCTAGCGTTAATATAGTACTAAATAGAAATAATTGTAATAATTCTATGCCTAGTGGAACTTTAGCTAATTTAAGAACCTGTGCAGAACAAATTTTAAAAGATAAATTAGATCCTTCAGTAGTTGATTGTTGGTTTATTACTAATCATCAAGAAGCTGATGGTAATAACAGTTATAGATTAAATAAAACATATGTAAAACCTTCTTGTTAATATTTAATAAGGATAATTATGAATAATAGGATTAGTATAGATTATACAATTACAAATGATTATACATCTTTAAATAGTCCTGCATTTGTAAATGTTATTAAATTATATAATTTAATTTTACTACCAAAAAACGATAAATATAATATTAAACTATCAGATAGTATTAATGTATTAGATAAAACTACAAATTCTATACTTAAACAAAAAGTAATATTATCTATTGGAAATATAATTTTAAATAATATTTTATATACCTATTTTTATATTGCTAATGGTATAACTTATCAAGATCACGAATATGCTCTAATTCTTAATGGAGAATATATAGACTTACAAACCAACACCCACTCAGATTCTGCAAAACTATTATTAGGTAGTATAGTATTAGACAATAATTATAATTATATGTTTGATACTAATATTCCGTTAATAGCTAATATAGATAATAATTTTATAAAATTTAATATAACTAATATAGTAAATAAATATAATTTTTATCAACCATTAGTCAATAATACTATTTTATTTTTGTTAGATACTACTAATTTTGAAATATTATCCGCATTAAATAATAAAAATAATACTATTTTAATTAGACCATTATATTATAAAGATTTTCCATTAGGATCATTATATCTAAAACTATCAAATTATAATGGTGTATCTAATAGTGAATCTCCAGAATTTAAAATTTTTATTAATAATAAAAGCTATTATATTAATGGTAATAGTTTAAATATTAAAAATTTGACTAGTAACAACTATACGATTAAAATAATAGATAGATTTGGACTTTTAAATATAGATTATTTAAATGGACAATTATACAACGGAAACGAATTTATTATTAATATACCATTGGTCAAGGATAACTATAAATTAGATAAAATAGCATTACCCATACCAAGAGAATATTATCCACCAAAACAAGGATTTTCCCATTTAATGATCAATTTAGAGCATAACCGATCTTTTGAATTATTAGGACCAAATAATTTACAAAGATTCTATAATAATGGAAAACAGTCTTTATATAATATTATTAGTGGTAACTATGTTATTGTTTATAATGATAAACTACAATCGTTTTATGTGCCGCCAAATGAAATAGTTGAAATACCATGACACATAATTTTACCAATCCTTTTCCCACAACAGAACCAAGCGAAAAATGTGGAGATCCCTGTTCTTCTGGAGATTGTTTAAATATATGCGGTTTTGATCCGGCTTGTGCATCTAGCGGATGCGCTAGCTTATTTACTCAAATACAATTTTTAAATGGATATATTGCGGGATTTAATAGTAGACTTGGTTTGAGCGGTTCAGAATCTTCAGTTAGTGTGGATTTAGTTTTTCCTAATAATGAATGTGACACCTCTGGTTCATGTCCTCCCTGTCCATCTGGAAGCTCATATGATGGTCATATAGGTTATATTTATAGTTTTTGTATTGGTCAATTCTCTTTTAGAGGAATTTTAAGTAATCATAATTATAGTGTTGATAGTGGTGGTTATAAATACAGATTAACATTAACTGATGGTCGTTCTATTTTATCAAATATTGTTGTTATATTAAATACTATTTATGATAGACCACCCCAAAAACTACAACATAATTTATTAAATGCTTTATATTTTTTAGAGCCTTCAATAGATGATTTTGATGGAAATAATAAATGTAAAGATTTTATGAAGTCTGGTGCTAATAAAAAAGGTATTTTTCTGAACAGAGCGTTAAAAGAATTAGATGGTAAACAAATTCAAGTGCCAGTGTCTAAATTATGTTTAACTTTAGATTTTACAAAATTACTAAAGATTGTGCCATTGTCTTATAGAACATCATCAACAGAATCTACACTTTTAGACTTAATAAGTTTAGCTTGTGAAGAAAGCGGATATGATTTTTTTTGTAAAATTTCTAATGATAATAAACTAGAGATTATACCAGTAAATTATAAAACAGCTGTTAATGGCACTCCACTACTTACTCTTATAGATAATTTTAATCAACAAGATATTGTAATAAGTAAAGAATATGGCGAAGAAATGAGTTTTGAAAAAAATAAAAGAATTGTGTTTGGTGATTTTTATCATTATTTAACCACAGTAGAAGAACCAGAATATGATGTAAATGAGAGTTGTAATCTTTCACCAGATCCGGACAGTTGTAAAACTATAAATGCCCCATTTGATAAAAAGGTTACTAGAGATACTAATAATCCATTAGAAGCTTTTGAAAATCCAGAACCAGATTGTAGTCCCACTTGTTAATAATTAATAAATAGGAAAATATTATGCCAGAATGTAGTTGCTCAGATCTACCTATGCCATCGGGCCAAACGACTACTCCTCCATCTGGTGAGTGTCATAGTATAAGAATGTTTTTTGGTTCTGAACCTGCTACTACTAACGGTGTACCAGGACAATTAACTAAATTGTATTATCATGATCCAATAGATTCAGATGCTATTAAAAAAGGATTTAAAATTAATAATTATAGTGCTAAGCCTCTTATAGACGCAGGCATATTATCTGAACAATTTCCTTCCACATTCACCCTTACTGAAACAGAATTATTATCCACTAGTAGTTTTGATTCATGGGTAATATATGCTGCTGATTCAGCAGCCTTTGCTCCTCCAAATAGCGATAGACCATTTGGTTATTTATGTATGTACGATTTAAACATTGATATGGATAAATTTAGAACCGAAGCTGCTAGAATGTGGGTATCTCTCCAAAATGGAGATGCTGGAGTATTTTTATCTTCTTTATATAGATCAATTTTGGGTCCACCAAAAAATACATCTATTAGATATGAAAATTCAGAAACTAATAATTGTGATGATATTAAAGAAAAGATAGCTAATGAACAATTAATGGTTTGTTATAATTGGATTAAAACTATTGCTGATACATATTATGGTAAACAATTTTTAGTTAGAGTTGCTGGACCAAAACAAGAAAACCAAACATTCCCAGGAATTTGCATTAAAGATGAAGATGGCAATAGTCCATCGTTTCAATTGCCGTTTTATATTGAAGGCGATGGTTCTTCACAAGGATATTATACTAGTGACGAAATAGCTGATGGTGGATTTCCAAAACAATGTAGTAAAAATATTTTAGGATTAACTAAAATTGATTGGGTACAAAATAGTGATGGAAAAATATCCTCATTTGTTAAAATTGGTAAATTAAGTAGTACTAATTATGTTAATTGTGCTCCTCTTCATGATAGAAAATTATATCGTAAATTTTATGACCATGAAGACAAATGTGTGTATTGGTCTATAGATTTAGCAAAACTTGATCCAAATAATTACTATATTGAAACCACAGATAATACAGATACTCTGTATATCCAGTGCAGTGTAGAGAATAGATATTATGTAGATGATAATGGCACATGGGTAAATATAGTACTATCTGAAAAGGTGCCATTAGCCCCAGCAGATATTAATCCGATACTAGCAATTCGTGATTTCTTTTATCTACTAAGCACTGCTGCTCAAGAAAAACTATATAGATTTCTTGATCAATTTTCTACTAGCTCAACACCACTAGCTGGCACCAGAAGTAGCATTTCTCAACTTAATTTAGCTACAGCATTAAGACCCTGTTTAATTCCAGAAGGTGCTGTAATACCTTTTAAAAGTAATGTATATAGATATGGTCCCTATTTTCATGTTAGCAATCCTGATGATGGCGGTGGAGTAGATTTAGTAATTGAAGAAAATATAGCCCCATGGAATTTTATTAAACCTGGTGATTCATCTTTTCCAGACGATTATCCGTATTGTGCAATGGATAAGTTTGGTAAAGAATTAGCTAAATTTACAACTAAAGGATTACAAAAACTAGAAAAGGGTAGAATTACAGCGGTTGGATTACCTTGTTATAACATTGGCGATTCTGCAAATACTATTGGATATGATCCAACAAAAGAAGTTGGACCAACTTTATTAACTGATATTAGTGTTGATTATGGTAGTGGTGGATTTAATACTACGTATAATTTTTCTACTTATAGTCCTCGTTTGGGTAGAAGTGAAAAATATCTTAGAGAAGCATGGAGTCAAAATTTAGAACGAACTAAATATATTAATAGTTATTTAAGATCAGAAAGAGAAAAAGTTAACAACATTAAAAAAGACTATACTAAACAATTATTAGATAAAAATTATTTTTTCTCTCCACACATTCCAAAACATAAATCTTCTACTCCAAATAGAATAGTATTTAGTGGTTATTATTTAAGTGATAATATAGAAATTAATGAGCCTAGTTCATATTCATTTGATTATAATATGCCAACAGATATAGAATGTTCTGAATCTGATAATACCGAACTAGATACACCATTATATCCTACACCAAGCAGCATTAGAAGATATGCTTTCGCTGAAAGCGATAAAGGTTATACAATAGAACATTTACAAAAAAGCTATTTTCAATTAGCTGGTATGAGTTTTGATGGGTTTTATTTACCTGTCTCTTTAAGGGGTGTACATAGCGATCCTGATGTTAAAGAATTAATAAATCAAAATATAAATTCAGAGTGGAAAAATCAAGCAAGGCTACCTCGCTTTGCTATGAGATGTGTTGAGAATAATGGAAATATTGAATTTAAAGAATGGGATAATGATAGTCAATTAGATATTAAATCAGATCCAGGATATCCTATTGTATCAAAAAATAGAGATGAAATTCCTCCTTTTAAACTTATTGAAAATTCGTCATCAACAGGATGTTATACATTACCAATACATCAAAAATATTTAAATCCTTATGTAAGTGAATCTATTTTAGAAACATGGCCATCTGATGAAAGAAAAAACGAATCGGTTACCGGTTTTGTAATATCGTCTATAGTATTTGGTCAAGATTTTATAGATTATCAAATTGCTCATACGAATAATAATGATGCAGATAGCAATATAGGTCTTAGTGTTGATAAAACTGACGAGGCCATAAGACAAAAATATAATAATTTTAGAATTCCGTCATTAAGAGGGCCTCTAGTTTTACAAGGGTGGGGTTATGATACTAGTGGGAAGCCAATACCAAATGCTGCTGATAATTATATTAATGCTGAATATGGACAATTTAAAAAGAACGGTTTAACAGATAAATTTTTACGGGACTGGTTAGAAAATCCTAAAACATGGCCTGTTGGTCCAGTTGATTTAAGATTTGATAGAGAGCGTGGAGTTTGGACTTGTCCTTCGCCAAATAAAATTGTTGTTGCCAGATTAAAAGAGAATCTATGCAAAAACGGTGTTGCTAAAGCACAACTATTAAATCCAGAAGTTGATGGGATCAGATTTTATGAAAAATATCATATTTCTGGTCCACAAGGAGAAAATATCAAGTTATCTATGGATAAAACAGAAATTTCTGTTTATGATTTCCTTGGAGAGAATATAAAAAAATGTTCTAAAGTATATGTATATTTTGATGATAATAGATATATTGTATTAAGATCAGAACCCCCAGAAACCGTAGTTAGATTTAGACATATTAAATTATGTGAAAATTCTTCAGAAGAACAACCACAAAATTATTATGGTGTTGAGACATGGGGGGCGTATGCTGGATATGGAGATAAATATTATAATTATCATACATATGGAATAAGAATAGATTGTGATGGTAATGCAATTGATATTGATGGTCAACCAGCAGATCCGGGTATAACATTTGATTTAACTTTTATTAAAAACAATGCAGAAAATTGGTTAATTAAATTACAAGATAACGCTGGTAAATTTGGTCCATCATTTGGTAAATTTGTTGATTATGAACAATGGAAAAACGAAGCATCAACCGGATATGCCACCTTAATAAATACTAATGATGATGTTCAATGTGAGGATTCCTCTATAGATCAATGTTATTTGGGAGATGCGGCAGAATGTCAATTAGATAGCGAAATAGAAAAAAAAATATTTTCTTATGATATTTTATTTATAGAAAGTTATGCCAGATTTGTTGAGTGTGAGCTAACTCAAGACTTATATGTTTCTGAAGAAGAATCTAGTCAATTTGAAGACGATGAATATAAAGCACAGAACCTTAATGGAAATGCTTCTGCTAATATTTTAGAATTTTATGGCGATAGTCCTAATGGTAGAGAGCCTAAATTCTTAAAAGAAGGAGGAGAATCTATACCATTTAGAGTATTTGATTCATTTATAGATGCTCCAGAAGATGTTAATCCTTTTATTAAGCTAAAATATGGCGATAGAGTTTTAGCTGTGTTTAATGAAAAACTTAAAAAATATATAATATGGCAATCTATAAGAAAAGAAGATAAGGTTGTTAAATTTGCATTAACTAATGATAAGCAAATTTTTGATGTATCCGCTACTGGAGTTCTGGTAGATCAATGGAGTAGACCAATAGATAAAAAAGGTAACTTAATTACGGAACAAGAAAATTTTAATGGTAATTTTATTATAATTACAGATCCATATGCAAATAGATCTCAATTTGCCCCATTACCAAATGGTAATCTTGGCCCTAATCAAACAGCATTTGGACCAGCACTAGGTTCAGATATTCTGGATGAACATTATAATGGAATTCCACTAATGGCTTTAGGTGGGTCTAGTGGTAGTGAATACGAAGAAACAATGCCCCCATTTATAGGCTTTGCTTTACAAAGATTATTGAAAAATGAATCTGATATAGAAACTACTGTTTATGAGATGTTCAGTTTAGAGCATTATGCTAGATATATCTATGGTAAAATTTGTACTAAAACAGCATCTTTTAATATAAATAATCCAGCTAGCCATGGGTGTGGAACAAACAATAATTACTATTTAGGCACAGTACACCCAACTGCGGGATTTAGAGATGGATTAAAACCATTGGCTAGACAGACAGGAAATTTACCAAGAGGAAATATAGCCATATATCATCCACTGGATAATGGCTTAAAGCCAGCCATAGCTGGAGACTTAAAAGAAAACGCTAATGATAGTTCGTGGAATAATATTGATGGATGTGAATTTATAGCATTATTAGATAGTTGCGCATCTTCATCGCAAAATTTAATTTATAATATAATAGAAACAACTAGATTTGCTTTAGAAGGTAAAATTACATTAAAAACTCAATATGACATTGCTGATGAATTAAATAATGGACAATTAAATCTTACTGACGATTTAGATTTAATGGAAACTACATGGTATCAAGGATGGATGTGGGATAGAGTCGATAGTACCAATAATTTTAATTTAGTAAAAATATTTAATAGAGAAGAATGGACTGATAGAGGTTTATTTATTAAAGGCTCTGTAATTACCGTTTATTTAAGCGGTATTGATAATAATGGAAATCCACAATATAGTGTAGATAATGGTGGCACTATCGCGCGAACTGTACAAAGATACATATCTAATGATGATCCTGGTTTATTCGGTTTACCTAATGGTATCCCTAATAATGATAGAAAAGTATTAGCTAGTGATGATTTTATAGACGGTTTGGATCCTTCAGATATAGATAATGATAATAAACCAATTATTGATATGAGTGATGATCAACAATGGATGACATATGAACAAGGTATAGTAACAGGTTTATGGGATGAAACATTAGATTCTGAAGGTAAAGTTAAAAACTGTAAATATAAAATTATTTATGCTCAAGAAGCGCCAGTTATTATAACTGGTAAAGCTTATACGGAATTTACACCAGAAAATATAGGTGCCGTTGTCCAAATTAATACTGATGATATGCTATATCCGTCATGTCAAGGTGTTGATAGAAATCCTATTCCTGATCCAATACTACAAAAAGTAGAAAATCCGATGGGACATGGGGCAAAAGAAGGGGATTGGGTTACAGTGCAAAGAGTATTCACCGGAATAGCATCTCCAGAAAAAGCTAATTATAAATATATTGTTATAGGTACAGGACATCCTCCAGGAGATCTTAAATAATGTCAGCAACCAGTTCTCCATGCCCAAGTGGCGTTATACCACAATTACCTGGTCCACACCATAGATATTTTAATCTGCCTATAGAACAAATACCGGGATGGGATGCATCGAAAGATCAAGTTCTATCGCATGCTAAAGATGGTGGTTTAGTATGGGTAGAAGTAGTATGTTTACCAGTAGTTACATGTATTCAATTAGATGAATTAAATGGTAAATTGATTGCAGAACGCAGAAACGTAAGTATTATTAAAGATTTTGATGAAGTAAGTTGCAGTATTGATGTAATAGAATGTCTAAGTCCATCTCCTAGCCCATCTCCTTAGTCCATAACTACGATAATTTTATAGGAACATATAACATGAGTATCCAATGTCCATCTGGCGTTTTTCCACAGATATTCCCAAATTATAGGTATTTTAATCAACCTATAGAATTAGTACCAGCATGGGATCAAGGCAAAAACCAGGCCATAGGACATGCTAAAAATTCTGGTTTACAGTGGGTTAGTATGGATCAATGTATGCCAGTAGCTACGTGTTTAAAGCTTGAGCCTGGAGCATTGATAGCAGAACGCAGAAAAATACCAATCTTTACAGAATTTAATATTACTGACTGTACTGTAAGTACTACTGATTGTAGTTGTTGTGAATGGGATGGTAGTGGACGCATATTATTTGACATCGTATGTAATGGTCAAACGATTTGGAAATCTATTCCAATTACTTGGACTAAGATATCTAATTATAAGTGGATATACAATGGCCAATTACCAGGATGTACTAATGAAAGCTTAAATTGGGAAATAACATGTAATTCAGATGTACCAGCTACTAGTTGCTCATCCAAGTGGCAATCCACTATATTAAATTTTCCATGTCGTATTGCTCCATATAATCCTATTATAATTACTCCATCAAATATTAATACATTTGGATTTCCGCCAGAAATTATCGAAGCTATTCAATCTTTGCCATATTGGCCAAATAGTTGTTCGTGTGACATAGCACCATTATGGTATATTAATGCTCCAACAATATCTAACTGTGGATGTTGTCCATAATAATTATAGTAATTAATTTTATATTAAACTTAAAAATTATATAGTAAAATTTTTGATTTTAGATTATAATAATTTATTTATACTAGATATATTTATTTACTATCTTTATTCCATTTATGCCAACCTTTATTTGGCAGATAATTACCTTCATCATCTTTACGCTTAGGGAATAGGGTCCCACCCTTTTTGTGTTGACCAAAAGCTAATACGGCTCCACAATCGGAACAGCGTAATTCATAATAATCATTACCATCAACATTACGCACAACAAAACGTAAATTAGTATTATTACAAAGGCCACATTTTTCTTCAGCAAAAATTTCTTGAATAAGAGCTAATTCTTTAAATATTTCTTTTTGACCAGCACCTTCAAGTTCAAATTCTAACTTATCTCCAACCTTATATTTTACTTTCATATTTTTATCTCCATGAGGCGTCATAACCAACTAATTTTGGCGGGATCTCACCAATATTTTGTTGATACTTAGATAATTCTCTTATGATACTAACCCCAGTATCATGACTTATATTTTTTATATTAGTTGGATCTATAGATAAACCAAGCATTAATTCATTAATATTAATATTACTACGTTTAGCTAATACATCAATAAAATTAATTTGCTGATCACTAATTTTGTCCACATTATCACTAGTTGGATCATCTTCAATATTTTTGGCTAATTCTTCAGCCGCTACTACTTTTCTTAATTTCAGTCCTCGTCTTAATGCCCTACCTTCTGCTCTTGTTTCTGCTACTGCTACAGGATGATTTCTGTATATTTTATCACAATTGCCATAATATACATCAGCAGCTCCGCTCACTATTTTCTTCAGGTTTAAATTCACCTTGTCTGACCCTTCAGAATTTAAAACATAGCCTATAGTATGCACTACGGTGGCTCTTTTTTCATTATTTGGTTCAGGACTTTGTACAACCTGACTAATAGATTCTACAACTGTACAATTAAGAGCTATTTCAAATATTCTCCTTAATCCATCCGTAGTTGGATTACCATCAATTTTTTCATCTTCTGACAGTAGACCTAAAACATAATCATTCCATTCTAGACTATTAATGTCAAACTTGATAGTTTTGCCGATACTGTCATCTGTAGATACTTTATTGTTTTTAGCCATTTTTTAGTCCTCTATTGTTAGAATATTATTTGTAAGTTTATTGTTTTTAATATTTTCAATATGTTCTTTTAATTTAGAATAAATGATCTGTGATCTACTTTTAGAAAAGTCTTTTGTTTGTTTTATTCTAATTAATTTTAACCCTTTTCCTATTAATAGTCCTTCTTTTTTTTGATCATAAGACTGATTACGCTTTAGAGCATCTTCGCCCCATACAGGTAAAAAATGAGAAGGTCCATCCACTTCGATAGCCAAATTTATACTAGGTATAAAAAGGTCGATTTGCAACTTTGTATTTGATAAAATTTGTTCTTGATGAAAGTTTACAGTATATCCATCAGCTAATAGCTGGTGCAATAGGAATTTCTCTAATTTAGATCCAACTTTGCTGCTATGCCTTACTGCATTAGTGGCTTTATTATGCATATTTTTCTTTTGATCATCTGATAGATTCTCCCAATTATTTTTAGCAATTAATTTTCTCTGTGTTAGTTCATTATCTGATAAACGTTCCCAAGCCTGAAGAACCCCTAAACCAATTTTTGTTTTAGTACTATCATCTCTTGTTTTTCCTTTTGTTGGATGACAATGCTTGCCACTATTTAATGCATTTTTTTGTGCTGAACTTTTATCTCTAATATTGATTTTAAATTTTATGGCATCTCTTCTTATCTTATTAGAATAGGTACCAACTATATCTGCGATATCTTTAAAGCTTTTTTTATCTTGTTCGTATAATTTTTCAATTAAATGACGCTTTTCGTTATCTGATAGTTGATCATATTTTTTGATATTCATAATAATTCTCTTTTAAAAAGTTTTCTAAGTCATCGTCTAGGTCTATATATTTGTATCTATTATCTGTTGGAGTATGAACAAGCTTATTATATACAATACAAAAATTATAATTTTTAAAATTTATAATATAATCTATATGATCAAAATCAGTTAAAATTATTTGTTTATAAAAATGCTGATTGATATATGAAGAATGAAATATTGGAATATTTGCAAATTCAATGTTGTATGTATCACAAAATATTATAGGCTGATACGCTTTATTATTAATGATTAAATTTTTAAATTTAATAAATGATGGTGTTGTTAAATCTGTTAATTCTTTTTGAAAATAAGCTATTTGATACATAATTTTTCTCTAATGACTTGGATACTGTTCACATTGTCGATACACGATAATCCTTTTTTTGCAATATGGATTGGTTTAATATCAATATTTTCTTCAATACATTTGTTGATGATTTCAAATAAATAATATTGATAAATATTACTATCACAAACTTTTAAAAATTTATCCATATCTTTATTTGTAATATATAAACAATCAAAAATAGTTTTAGGTAAATCATAATAGCAATGAATAATACTATTATTGTTTTCTATGTATCCAACATTGCCTTTTGAATCATTGTTTACAAGTGCAAAAGACGTTAACAAATTTTGTGTAATATTTTTTTTTACAGCAGTATGAAATACTAATGATGAATTAACAATTAAACAGTTTGGATTTTGTATTAGTCTATGAGCATATTTAATGCTTGTACCAATATTTGTATTACTATCTATAGCATGTTCTATATATTTAATGTTATGGTTGTATAAATTATGATCTATGTATTTTTTAAGTCTTTTTCCATCAAACCCACCAACAATAATAATTTCTGGATGATTAAATAATGTATTTAAAAAATCGATCTGATAATCGATTAGATGATATTTTTTATTGATCTTTAGTAAATATTTATTACCTAATGATTTAATTTTTTTATCTGGTAATGCATTTAAGAGAATAATTGAATATTTATTGTTCATTTTTTTGAGCTACTATAAAATATTCAAACACATTTATATATCTTTTATTAAGAATAGTAAAATTATGTTTTAATAACAATTGTTCTATATCGTACATACTATGAATAGACTTTTTGTACGGATAAAGGATAATTTTAGCAGTAGTTTCATCTACAGTACCATTTGAGACATTAATCATTAGTTGTAACAAATCTATTGATTGAACTTGTAGTTGGCCCTTCGGAATTAATTTGTCAGATACTTTATTTATAATTTTATTACATTCATCATCTACATGATAATCTAATAAATCAGTAATCATTAAATGCTCTATTGTATTATCGGCATATTTATATATATTATCTAAATTTTCATATTTAATACCAACGGGTAAATTATCTGGATGAAAAATATGCGTATAGATTATATCTGTCATAGTTGAAATACTTTCTTACTGGTTTGAAATAATAGTTCTTTCCATATGGTAATATTTTCACTGCTATTTATATCATACGATAATACTCTATCATGAATAGAATTCCAAGACTTATGTATAGACATACTAGTAGCAATTTTAAATAAATATGGTAAATTATCTATAAATTTTATTTTATCATTATCTAATAAATCAGTTTTAGCATAATGATCAACCGTAATAGTTGGTATATGGTATCTAATAGATAATTCTCTGCACATATCATAATGAGTAATTTTATTATTGCAAATAATTAAGTTGGGCTGATAGTTACCATAATACAAATTATCATATAAAATATATTTATGAGATAGTTTATTTAAAAAGTCTAAAAATGCTTTTGGTTCTTGTCCAAGAAGTACTATATTTAATATTGAATTTTGAGTAAGCAATTCTCGGTCTAATATAGATTGTGTCATATTCATATTAATATATGATCCTTAATACTGTTCATATCGAATATTTGTTTCTGATAATTATTAATTAATTGGTCTTTATTATTTTTTGACATATTATATGCTGACCTCATTTGAGATTGTAGTGATATAATATTAGGCTCGTTCCATTCTTCATATATGGTAAATATATTTTTATTTAAAATAGAATTTGACATATAAACACTAGAATTAATACTATCTACCATGAGAGCATTGGAACTATTGAAATATGTTGAGGATCCAATATTTTTTGTTGTAATAATTAATTTATTGGCGAGCATAGCTTCAATAGCACACGGCCCCATACCATCGGCTTTACAAGCATTAACATAGCAATCTCCATCTTTGTGGAGCCTTATTATATCCTGATCTGACAAACGACCAACAACATAGTCAATATCGCAATATTGTGACTTTCTTAAAGCTACTTTAATTTCATTAATGTCATATTTAATGGATTCTTGTAATTCTTCTGGCCTTTTATCATAGTCATCTGTCTTAATAAAAAGTCTTACATTATCCTGTCTATTAAATTCTAATAAATAAGCCAATATGATACCTTTAATATTTTTTTTATCCGTATATTGTCCAATAGTATAAAAGATAAAAGGATTTGTTTCTTTTTTGTCTACAAAAAATGGATTATAAGATTGTTCATATGCTCTAATATTGTATGGTTCTGGTAATAATCTGATTGGTTTAGTAACACCAGTATCATGTGCTGAGTGTAATGCATTAGTTGAATTAACAAGTATTTCATCCATCAGATTTAATTTTGATGACCACCCAGATCTGCTTATAGATCTTGTTTCAATTTCAACTATACCAATATTTTTACCAAATCTTTTATCATATACATAATATTCAGGATATCCATATTGGATAACAATATCATAATAATTATAGTATGTATTTTCATAAGATTCTAGTGTGTTAAGATCCAGTGGATTTTGAATATGACTATTAGTAAAGAATATAGGTTTGATAGATAGATTAATATCAGATTTAGCAGCTAAACAATTAATATATCTTCTAGATGCATATCCTAAACCATTACTGTCCTTATATGGGCCTATAAATAAGATATTTTTCATTTTTTACTATAATCAAAAAAAGATATGAGTTTGGGTAAAGAGTGATAATTATTACTAATTCTCATCGTTTCTATTGCGTTCTTATTATTTGCATATACTTCTAATATTTTAATTGCATCTTGTCTTTTAAAGTGATATACTTGTTGACCATTTACAATAGCTTCATCATCTAAAGAACGTATTAAATCCTCAATAAATGTTGTAGATTTTAATTTTTTGTCTTTAATTATATTATCAACAATATCATAGATAAAATCTCTATTATTTTTTAGATTCATTACTGAGTGTTTTAAATTAATATCAAGCATTGGAGCGTCCCATGCTTTTTTAGCATTAATATTAATATTATCAAATATTTCTTCATATACCTTAGCTGTAAAATCCCAGCTATATTTAGCTAATAATTTTTGTCTAGTATTTTTGCCAATTGTATTTAATTCTGTTAATGGCATATTGATTAAATCATTCAACACATCCAAACATTGTTCATTATCTGGATAACATCTATCAGCATTAGTTTCTTGTTCTCTAAATATTCTTTTAACTGGTATTAGTTTGGCTTCAACATTACGACCAACCTCACCCATCGCTCCATAATCTACGGTTACTACAGGTATTCCAGCAGATGCCGCTTCAACAGGAGGGATACCAAATCCTTCGCAAATAGCATATTGCACATATATGTCAAATAAATTATATATTTGATTTAATTCAGTATCACTTAATCCATTGTTCGGATTCCATAAGTAACTATGCTTTAGATTACATTTACCACATAGTTTTTTAGGACCTTTGTATGTTGAGCAGGAAATGTGCTGACATGACTTACATTTGTAGGTAAATATAATATTATTAGCAATATTATGTTCTAGTAATAATGCAGGAATATCCCAGCATAAAGCGTCTGGAAAAGATGTGTGAAGATATAGAAATAGTTTTTTATTTTTATTTTTATTGACTAATTCACTAAAAATCTTAATTAAATCTGGAATTAGTTTTCTCTTTTGATTTCTCATAACAGTACCTATAATTATAGAGTCTGTTGGTAGATCAAATTGGTTTTTATGAAATTTTTTATTGAAGCCCAAAGGCTTAAAAACATTGGTGTCTACAGCATCACTAGCTACAGGTCCAATGTTATTGGCATTATAATAATATTTTTGCAATAAGTTTTGTTTAGCCCATTCTGTATGAAACAATACTAGATCAGCATTTTTTAATGTATTAATACTATCAATTTTTTGAGGATCAGAATCATATGTTGGATTAATAATCCAATGATAATAATCTCTCAGTGGTGATACTTCTTCAAAAGTATAATTCCAAAAATCCCTAACATCAAATACAATGTGTGGCTTAAAATCCAATAAAGCAAATTCAAATCTCCATTGTCCATATTGATTAGTTGCACTAGAGACATATTCAGAATACAATGGATCTTGTTGAGTAACACCAACAGGATATACTTTCCATTTTTCAGTTTTTGGTATATTTGGCGTTCTATAGCATGACAATTCTGCTATTTCATACTTATTAGTATTATATAATCTAGTCAAAATTTCTTTAGTATAATTACCAAATCCAGACTTTATATGACTGGATTCGCCAACCATTAATATTCTTTTTTTAATATGATGGGACATAAATATTAAATAAAACCCCCACGTCTTAGGTGGGGGAATTATTCTTCTAAATGGTGTTTATTAGAAAGCAACAACTTCTTGATTATCTTCACTCTTCAGTTTTCTTTTACTAGATTTATTAATTTTAGCAAAATTATTAACCCTAACTTTCATAGTTGAGTGCTTATGACCATCCTTTTCCCAACTATCATTTCTTAATGATCCTTCTACCATAACTAAATCACCCTTTTTTAATGATTCAGATATAGCTTCGGCACCAGTATCCCAAGCTTCACATTGAACAAAAGTAGTGATCTTATCTGTTTCTCCATTTTGTTTAGTAAATTCTCTAGATACAGCAACTGTAAAATTTGCTACTGAGGTTTGTTTACCGTTAATATTAATATTTCTTACTTCGGGGTCTCTGGCTAAGTTTCCTTTTAAAATCACAAGATTCATTTAAATTCTCCTTTAGAAAAACCAATTGGTCATTTGACCATACACACATATTATAGCTGCGTCAAGCGTTTTGTCAATCTCACAGCTGCCAACACTTTTTGATAATTAAACTATCTTTTTTCTTTGTTTGTTCTAAATTGAACATAATCGTATTATTTTTAAATAATAAATGTTTATATGTATCAAATTCTTTTGGAAAAGCAATAATATCGCATGATCCTGTACTGTCAGAAATTTTGATAAATGCCATTTCTTGACCCGGATTAGCGCCTTTTTTTGTCTTGATAATACTAACATCGTCTATTTCCGCACCAACTATAATAGTTTTAAGTCCTATGCACGACTTACTTAATGATTGACAATCTGTATTAGCGGCTTCTAAATCTCGTCCATCAATGACAGAACACGTTATACTAACGCCTAATAGTTGTTTTTCTGAAGTAGCTATCCATTCATAATTATCATCTAAACTGTATGCTGGTTTTTGAATTGCTGATATTAGAGAAGAAATTGTTTGCACCCTTTTTTTATTAACAAATTTTAACAATTTAGATAATATATTTTCTATATTATCATTTAAATCAATATTATTTATAATGATTTCTTTTTCTCTAGCGCTCAAATTAGATATGATGTCTAAATAAAATAATATTTTCTTTCTAGATATCTTCAAATAATCAATAGCTCCAACAGAAATAATAGCTTTAGCTGCTTTACTATTAATTTGATCTAATATAAAAAATAATAATTCATTTATTGTAATATTATTAATATCTATTTTAGTAGAAGAGACTATATCTAGTATTTTATTATAAACAGATTCACCAACACCTTTAATATTTGTTAAGCCAAAATATATAATATTTTGATCTAGAATAAATTCTTTATTTAGTTTACGTAAGTCTGGTCTATATATATTAATACGATTCTCATGAGCATTATGTACTAATTCTGCTACCTCTTTTATTGGATCTATTTTATCTTTTGCAAATTTTAAGTATGCAGTAAAAAATTCTTTAGTATAGTGTGTTTTTGCATATGCAGAGACATAGGCATTAAGAGCATAACTAATAGCATGACTTTTATTAAACGAATATCTTTGACTTTTTTCTATCCAGCTAAAAATCTGTTCAGCCTCATTCTCATTAACAATATTAGCAGATTTAGTTTTTTCCATGAATAATGTTTTGATTTTAGCCATTTCTTCAGGTTTTTTCTTGCCAATAGCTTTTCTTAACATGTCAGCTTCTGATAAATTAAAGTTAGCTATACTTTGACATATTTGCATTGCTTGTTCTTGATAAACCATCTCACCATATGTTTCTTTAAGAATAGGTTCCAGACTATGATGAAAATAATCTATAGACTCAGTTCCATTTTTTTTATCTATATAGTGATTAGAAACGGTTTTCCCTTCCCTAACAGCTTCTAAACAACCAGGTCTTAGAATACTGATTAGCGCTGCCAAATGTTCTATAGTTTCTGGCTTTAATTTTTTAGACATGCTTTGGCCAAGTCTTGACTCTAGTTGAAATATTCCTTTTGTATTACCAGAGCCAATTAAATACCAAGTTTTTGGACAATTTAAATCAATACTATTAAAATCTAGTCTGATCATATGAGTTGAGTCTGAGCAAAAGAATTTTTGAATTTAATTTTAGCGGATAGGTTTCTATGGAGTCTCATAAATCTTATTAAGATTTCAGCACAGTCTTTTACGTCTTTAATCGCATCGTGAGCATTAGTTTTATCTATACCGAGATAATCTCTAAGAGTATCTAATGATAGTGATTTAACCTCAGAAGAATTTTCTAGCCATAACCAAGCAATATTCATGATGTCGATTTGATCTCGCGGATGAAATAAGTTAGTATTATTTTCTTTATTGATATTGCCATATTTTTGGCTAAGCCTATGTACTATTTTCATATCAAATCTAATAATATTATATCCGCATGCTATAGGCGCACTAAATTGACTTTTAGTTTTTCTGTTTTTTAGATGATAATTATCTAAATAACCAATAAATTGTTGCCAACTATGTTTTTGTGATGGATATTTAGTCCACATATTAAAAATTTCTGACTTATCTACTCCTTTTACTTTTCCGTGCCACTCTAGTATATCGCTATCATCATATACAGCAGCATCAGATTTTGGATTATTTTCAATTCGTTCAGGTTTTAGATAAACATTGAATTCTGAATCTTTAATAATTTCTAATCTATTATTGTCTATCATTACGGCCGATAATTGAACTGGACTACACTCTAATGGATTTGAGCCATCAGTTTCAAAATCGAACACGCAAATATTATTTTTAATCACTCTGTCACCAATTCTACTTCTTGATTAGGGGATACCATTATTTTATTTTGATCAGTATTATTTATAGCATTGAGCCTTTTGCAGCATGATACTTTAATTTCATCTGTTTTTGTATATTCAATATTATTGAACTTAAATTTTTGACCCACAGCTACTTCAGCGAATTTCATTGTTATCTCCTTGAATTTAATTAAGAATTAATCATATTATTGACACACATTATTTTATCCAAAAGGGCTATACCTAATATGTCAAACTTTATCACACCAAGAGCATCCAAATCATTCATCTCCAAACCAGCAATATTTTGTTCAGTTTTAGTATCAAAAATCATTGGACATATCTCATTTAATGGCATGGCAGCTATTGCTATACCAGCAGCGTGTTTAGATTGATTGTATTTTGTGCCCTCTATTCTTATAGCCTGCTCAAATCTTTTTGCAAGCTGTCCTGTTAATTGACCATTTTCATCAATCTCACACCAATCTTTAAATTTATCAGGATTATTCTCTAATGCCCATTTAATAATTGATGCGGATCCTTCCTCTTCTTTAATTTCTTGTAATTCATCAGCAATCTTAGCTTCGTCAGGAATATTTTTTGTAATATTATTCATCTCTTCAAAAGATAAATTATCATATACTCTTAAAACTTCCTTAAGGGCTCCTCTACCCTTTAGAGTATTAAAAGTGATCATTTGTGATACTTTATCATGCCCATATTTATTTTTAATATATTCTATAATAGTTTCTCTTTGATTAATAGGCACATCTACATCAATATCTGGCATACTAATTCTATCTTTTGTATTTCTACCAGCATTATAAAATCTTTCAAATAGTAAATTATATTTAATTGGATCAATATCTGTAATGCCAATTAAATATGATACTAAGCAGCCAGCAGCACTACCTCTACCTGGGCCGGGTAACCATCCATTACTCCTCACGAAATTGAGTATATCCTGTACTATTAAAAAATAACTAGACAGACCAGCACCTTCTAAAACCTCTAGCTCATATTTGATTCTGTCAACATAGATATGATGACTATCTTTGGGGATATTAGACTCTATTTTCTTTTTCCATCCATCTCTACACAATTGTCTTAAATATTCAGATTCTGACTTATATTGTTTTGGATAATCAAATTTTGGCAAAATTGGTTTATTTAATGGGCTAAACGGTTCGCACATCTGTGATATTTTAAAGGTATTAGCAATCTCTTCTTCGGTATATAATTCTGCAATAGTTTCGTTATCTAAAATATAGAAAGATTCACTATTGAAAAAATGATTAATACCGGTATTTTGTCCAGCAATTATTTTTTTTGAAATTTCTGGAAGAGTGGTTTTTAGACCGCTACACAATAATATTCTTTGATCAACCGCATCATTACTACTAGAATAGTAGCTTTCTATACCCGCAATGGTATTATGATAATTGTTTTTTTTGCAAAAATCTCTAAATGCATTAAATATATTTTTTTGATTATAAAAATTATCAAATTGTTGAATTTCTATAAATGTATTATCTTTAGTAAACATTTGATGTAGCTGATCTAAATGTTGACTAAAATTTGTTTGCCAGTTAGGTATTAGTTCATTTTCTATAGTAACGGTATTCCATAATGTAGAACCATAATACCCAGTAATACAAATCAAATGTTCAGTATTGATTTGAGATAACGAAGTTAAGTCTATGCGTGGCTTTTTATAAAAAAAGTCCGCACCATTACATAATGATATAATCTTAATAAGATTTTTCCATCCTTCAAGATTTTTACATAATAAAGTTATTCTAGATAATTGATCATTGTGTGAATTATGTATTTTGGCTGAATCATTACATATAAAAATTTCACAACCTAAAATTGGCTTTATATCATAATTTTGCATTTCTTTAAAAAATGCTACAGAACCTGCGATAGTACCAGCATCTGTAATTGCGCACGCATTAATTGATAATTCTTTACATCTTTCCGCGATATCTTTAGGTTTTGATAAACCTAATTGTAAACTATAATGAGAATGCACATGTAATGGTATATATTTCATATTTCTATTCATTCGCCAGGAGCTTTATAAAAACCAAATGTGTGATTAGGATGTTTATATTCTTGAATCACAGAGTTCATACCTTTGATCTCTATGTCGTGGTGTATTTGTTCACACTTAGACATTATAGCACCACATGGGGTGGTTTGTCCATACCTATATTCTTCCAACGGAGCTATGGAAGTACCATCAAAGGTTGTTTTTCCAAAATGGCATAACTTGCTACACATCCAACTCTTATGTAATTGCGGTTTTTTAACTGTAACAATTTTTTCAAATTTTTGTTTTATCATTTGTTCAGTTTTTAAAAGATCCTTTTTTTCAAAACAGATAGAGAATGGTCCTCCATCATTAATAAAATTAATTGTTACCATAATGTGATCCACATTAGGATATAACTGACTAGCAGCATAATGATATATTCTTAACTGAGGATCATTTTCTAAACATTCTTGGCTTTTTTGTTTACCGGTAGCCCAGTTTAATCTTTTTCCAGTTTTCCAGTCTACAATCTCATAAAAATTATCGTCTATTTTTGTAATTAGGTCTATAGTTCCTTTTAGTGCCAATTGACCCTCTAATTTTCCATCCGGAGTATCAAATGAATATTTAGACCAAGGTTTATCGATAATAAAGTCAAAATGCTGTTCTGGACAAACAATATCTCTATTTCTTGGGTCAAACATACCATTATTAAAAGATAATGTTTTTTCTACCCATTTTGTACAATCTATTTTGTCTTTTTCTGTCCACTTATGATGTTTGTTTGCGGTACTATAGTAATCATATACTTGATCAATAATAGTATATAAATTATAATTTATAGTATCTATATCACCAACAATATCATCAGTAATATTGTTTATATTGTCTTGATTAGCTTTTTTAATAAATGCTAATATTTCTAAAATTTTATGTACAATAGTTCCTTTATCGGCCTTTTGATTTGATGGACCTCGCCATCCAAGAACATATTCAATAAAGTATTGTTGTTCACACATACTGTGTGTATTGTATGAACTACTTCTAAAGTAAGTAATTATAATGGTAGGACGCCTTTCTTTTTTAGGAAAGATAATACCGCATAAGTTTGCTGTTCTATTGTCAGCATATGATTAAATATAACGGTATCAAAATTTTGTTGATTATAGTTTTTTGGATCTAGTGCTGTTTCACTATCATGATTAGAATTAAATGGATTTCTAGTTAATTTGATTACTAATCCTCTAGCGTCTTTAATGGCATCTACTTCATTAGGAAATCTGCAATCAGCAATTATGGCTAGTTGTGGCTTGTCTTGATTAATTTGTTGAATAGTGGCATTAGCCCATATATTATGTTGTAATTTCCTAAAAATATCAGTTCCAACAAATTGCATTAATTCTCTTGCCGTTAATTGTTTTCCATCCCAATAATTATTAGTTAATTCATTCTTATTATCGTCAGTTCCATAACACTGATCATAAGTTAGACCAAGTAATTTTATACAAATATCTTGCTTTAAAGGATCTGCAAAGTTATATATTTTGACATCATTAGATATTTCGGGATAAAACGTGTTATAATATCTAATAATATCTTGCGAACATGTGGTTTTGCCAGATTGTTTTCTTCCGGCAAAAGCTATAATTTGTGTCATATAAATTTCCTTATTTCGTTATGTACTTCTTCATCAGACATTTCAGCAATATCATTTTTACTAATTTTAATATTATGTATATTATATGTTCTATAACATTTATTATAAATTTGCGCCCTAGCTTTTTCCCCAGCTTCATCATTATCCATTATTACTATAATAGACATAGCTCCAGATATATCCAATAATGTTTTTTGCCTATCGCTTAGATTTGAGCCAAAAATAGCTACAGAATTATGAATATTATTTTGTTCTAATTTCCATACGTTTCCTGGACTTTCAACCAAAATCACATATCCAGATGATTTTATATAGTCTTTAGCAAACCATAAATTATAAAGACTTTCTTGAGTTTTAAATCCCGTGCTGTGTCTCCATTTGGGAAATTTATTAGTGCAGTCTTGACTATTTTCATGATAGTTGGCACATTGTTTGCATTTATCATAAATTATTCTACCAGTACATCCTATCATGCGATGATAGTCTATATCATAGATAGGCACAACTGCCCTATAAGACATTTCTTTATTTTCTGCAATACAATCTCCTACGTCATATTTATTTAAAATCTCTTGAGAAAAACCACGACTCATAAAGTATCTACTAGGTATTTCGAGATTTTTGCGCACTACATTTCTAGTAATACCTTGATTACTTGAACTGGCAGAAGGAGCAGTGGATGATAATATTTTAGTATTATTAATAAACGTATTTTTATTTTGTTCATCATTAGATACCTTAATATCAGATAATGATAAATTTAAAAAATTAATTGCATAATTTAATGCTTCTTGAAAAGAAACGGTTTCATTGCCATCTTTATTCCATTGTTTATTTTTATGAGATAAGACACCTCTAATAAAACCAATAATTGAAGCCTTAAAGGTGTGTTCACAATGATGTGTACGACAATTCCAATTACCTCTATATGTGTCGCCAGTATAATACAGATTCAATGCACTATCATTATCTCCACCATGAATTGGACAACTCATAGTAATGAATCTACCATTATCTCGATATTCTAAATTTAGACGATCTAATAAATCATAAATGCGATCACATATCTTATCGCATATTATTTTAATTTTATTTTGATTAATTGAAGCTGATTTGGTCATCTTGCTCTTCTTCAATAGCAAATCCTGTACCATTTTTTGAATCTCCGCTATGTAATAATTCTATTCTCGTTTTACCTTCTGTAATTTTCGCACACCAGCCCTTCATATGGCAATTAATGTAATCATTATCTTCAATACCAGATCCATGTCTACTAATAACAGGTATTAATTTTCTATTGCCATTATTGCTTCCATCTTCGGCTATCTCTTCGTCACTTTTGCGCTTAAAAATCGTAAAATTACTACATAACCAAATAATTCTATCAGATCCACTAGCGGTATCTGTTGTTTCTTTAGTTATCCCATCTCTATTTAACTGTACAAATGCTACTATGGGTATCTTGTATTTGCAAGCAAAATTATGTAAGGATGTCATCATAAATCCTAATACTTGATATTCTTTCATGTCCTGACTAATACCAGCACTATCCATAAGCTTTAGATAATCATAAAATATTACACACGGTTTGGCTGTGCCGTCACTATTTAATCCCACATCTTTAATTATCCATCTTTTCATAATAGATAATTGTTCTTCAAATGGTTTTCCTGCTATTGGTTTATAATATAATTTAGCCTCTTTTAATTCATTCATACCCTTTAATATTTTATCTCTAAGTACAGTAGATTCATTAAATTTGCCAGTTTCTATTTTATTAATTTCTATTTCGCTAATCATTGCTAATAATCTATTAATATGATCCTCTTTAGTCATTTCAGTATCTAGGTTAAGAACTGGAATTTTAAGTTTACCAGCAATATGAAAACCCATATTATCAGCTAATAATGTTTTACCGGTTTTGGGTCTGGCCGCAATAACATTAATTGTACTTTTTCTTAATCCGCCACCAATAGCAGCATCATAGGCTGGAAATCCTGTAGAAATACCAACTTGATTTATTGGATTTTTAATTAGATTATCTATATAATCATCTATACCAACAGAAACATGTGTTGCATTATTTTCTGTATCATTCAGCGTAGATGCAAAATTAAATATTCTATCTTCAGCAAGATTTAATATAGAAGTAATACTTTCTGAACCGTTTACTTCTAATATTTTTTCTTGAGCTGTTTCTAATTCTTTATGTAATTTTCTAGCTATTTCTAATTTTTTTATTTTTGCTGCAAATGTAATTAGATTATCTTTATTAGCTGGAAAATCAAGAATCGCTTTTAGATGTAATGTTTCATCTTTACGATTTAAGACATGATCTAAAGACAAGTCTTTTGCGGCAGAATATATTAAGGCTATGTCAATTTGAGTATTTTTACTACCCGCATCAAAGATATATTTTAAGCATTTATAGATAATTTTATTACTATCTATAGTAAATGTTTGATCATTAATTAAATCAGAAATCTCAATATATGCTTCATCGCCAAACTTACATAATATTGACAATAAAGCTCTTTCTGCTGACGGATCTGTTAAAATCATATTTATCCTGCGTTTGTTGAACAATTATTACATTTATATCTATCTACAGAATCGCTAATCAAAACTGGATTTACGGATTCTTTTTTGCCACAAGATCTACATACTACAGATATTGGTTTAAAAGATCTATTTCTTGGTGTTGGTGGAAATTTATTTAATGCTTTATCAACTATAGTATCTTCCTTATGCAAGTCTTTAACTCCCATGGTTAAGAATCTATTATTCGACGAAGGATCATACTTAGGCGATCTAGTTTTTGATCTAATATTATTTTGTTTTTGTGTCTTAACTTTTGGTTTGATTTTTTTAGTTTTTTTAATAGTATCTTCATTTGGTAATAAAGATTGTAGCATATTAATTAATAATTTAATTTGTTCAGGATTATTTTTTATATCATCAAGATCCATGTTTCACCTTTATTTTTTGTACTGATAGCATGATGTCCGATAAGTTTTTAATACTATTAGCTATATAAGATAATCTATCCATTCTTTGTTTAGCATATTTTTTAATCTTATTTAATGCCGACGCCTTGTCATTGTGCTTAATTGCTTGTAACGATTTTTCTATAAATCCATAGCCCTTATAATTATTAATTTCATCCGCAATAGTTTCTTTAATAGTTTCATCCGCCCAATTATGTCTAGCAATTTCTCGATTTAATGTTCTTTGAACATAAAATGAATATTGAGCTAATCTATAAGATATTTGAGCACAATCTTCTGGATTAAGTTTTTCTATTATATCTCTACTCATAGTAAAATAATGATTTAGTTCTGTTTCATTAAAAGAGTGTAAACTATTATAATATCCTAATCCTAAAGATGATTCATATTCATCTAATACTTTATCCCATTCTTCAACTTGTTCTTTAGTTGTTTTATTATTCATAAATTTTATGTTTCCATTCTTCTATATTTTCATTATATGATAAATCTATGTACTTAATTCTATTAATTTCACACCATTCTTGTTTTTCTTTATCTCTTTTTTGTGCTTTTAAAAAAGACAGTTTATTAGTGTGATAGAAAGGTATAAATTTATAATGTTGTTCACCATGAACTTCTATGCATTTTTTTAATAATGGTATATAAAAATCTAAATATAGTACTTCAGATTTTCTAATATGAATTGGCACTTCTTCTAGAATTTGCATAGTTGGATATGCATCTTTAATTAAATCTCTAGCTTTTAAATGATAGCTAGACTTATGAGTAAGTACCCCAGCTTTTACAATATTACCAGTAAGTGTCCAATTATACCAATTCCCATCCAAATCTTTGGTATGCATTTATTTGTTAATACCCATTGTTTTTTGTACTTCGTTATATAATTCTTGGTAAATTGAATCATTTTCAATTAAAAACTGTCTAACCTTTTCAATACCTTGAAATTTAGTCTTATCATCATTTAAAAAGGATAAA